CATTTAAGGCTCGTCATGCAAAGAACATCGCTAAAGGTAAGATGTCCGCTGCATACTGGGCTGATAAGGTGAAATGGTAATGGCTACTTACTTAGACTGTGTTAATGGCGTTCTCTTGCGTATGCGAGAGAGTACTGTATCGACAGTGATACAGTCTGACTATTCGTACCTTATCGGTGCAATGGTCAATGAAACTAAACGTGAGATCGAAGATGCTTGGAATTGGTCTATCTTACGTACAACCAAGACAATCAATACAGTTAACGGTACTCAGAATTACGCTATCACAGGTACATCATCACGGACAAGACTATTAAAGGTCTACATACCTACACTTAAGCGTGATCTTGAGCAAGCGTCACAGGATCAAATGCATGCTTGGGTGAACATGCAAGGTACAGTCACTGGTGGTCCTCAGTATTTCTCCATAGGTAATAGCAACACCAGCGATGAGATTACGTTAGATTTATGGCCTATACCTGATCAAGCGTATGCAGTTAAGGTTGACTGTGTTGTACCACAAGCTAATTTAGTTAATGATCTTGATGTTATCTATGTACCTTCAGAGTTAGTAATACAAGGTGCTTATCTACGTGCTATCAATGAACGTGGAGAAGATCAAGGTAGATTGTCTGATCAACAGAATGATCTTTATAGGAAAGCTGTAGCTACGTACATTGCTATTGAATCAGCTAGGTACGAAGATGAAATAACTTGGAACTGGGTATAATGGCTGCTCCTATTAGACCTGTTAGTCTTGTTGCTCCAGGCTTCTATGGATTAAACACTCAAGACTCTCCTATCACGTTACCTAAAGAGTTTGCTCTTAGGGCAGAGAATGCAGTGATTGACCAGTATGGTCGCATAGCTGCTCGTAAGGGTTGGGTAACTGTTAATACCACTGCTGGCTACAACAGCACAGAGCCAACACTATTACATGAAGTTGTTAAGAAAGCTGGTACTACAGAGATTGTCAGTATCGGTAACAACAGGATCTACACTGGTACAACAACACTGACTGAAGTCTACAATGGTTCAGCTACATGGACTGCTCAGTACTGGAAAGCAGTAAACTTTAATGATAATACTTACTTCTTTCAACGAGGACATAACCCACTGATCTATGACCATGTTGCTAATACTTGGGGATTAGTGTCAGCACATCCTGGCTATTCAGGTACAGTACAGTTAGGTAATGAAGTCTTAGGTGCTTATGGTCGCTTATGGGTAGCGGACACAACCACTGATAAAACAACTATCTGGTGGTCAGATACACTATCAGGTATGAAGTGGTCTGGTGGTGCTAGTGGCTCCATCAGCATAGAAAAGGTACTAACCAACGGTACTGATAGCATCGTAGCCCTAGCAGGGTTTAATGGCTTCTTAGTGATCTTCTGTAAGAAGACTACGATTATCTATTCTGGTGCTGATGGCGATCCTACATCAGATCTTAAGCTTGTAGAAGTTATTGATGGTGTTGGGTGTACCGCTAGAGATTCAGTACAGGATGTTGGATCAGATATCTTATTCTTGTCTGATACTGGTGTTCGTAGCCTTGGTAGACTTATTCAAGAGAAGTCAGCACCATTATTTGATATCTCAAGGAATGTCAGAGATCAATTAATACTTGACGTATTGTCAAATAACGATTATGATAACATCAAGTCTGTCTTTCATGAGCGTGAAGGTTTCTATCTTCTGACATTACCGACAAGAGGTATTACATACTGTTTTGATCTGAAGCAACGTCTTCAGGATGCTTCTTGTAAAACAACTCAGTGGATGTTCGCACCTAAATCATTGCTTTCTACACGCAGTAGAGAACTCTATTTAGGTCGAGAAGGCTACATTGGTCGCTATGCAGGTAACAGAGACAATGGTAATAGCTTCAGGTTCTTGTACTATACATCACACTTAGATGCTGGTGATTCGTCTATCATCAAGATACTTAAGAAAGTAAACACACTCACTGTTGGTGGTGCTGGTACTAACGTATTCCTAAAGTGGACTGTAGACTACGGTACAGACTATCGTAGTGCTCTATGGTCATACCCTAATGTTGTTCGCTCTGAGTACAACGTATCTGAATACAACATTGCTGAATACAATGCTGGTATCACTATCAACCCAGTACCTAAACAGTTTCAAGGATATGGTCAAACCATTGGTGGTGCTGGTAGAGTGTTTCAGTTAGGTATCGAAGCTGATATTGGTAATGATTCTTTTTCTGTTCAACAAATGGATATTTTTGTTAAAGCAGGTAGGACAATCTAATGAGTAACTATACTAAGACAACTAACTTTGCATCTAAGGATACACTACCGTCTGGTAATCCTAGTAAGATTATCAAAGGTACTGAGATTGATATCGAATACAACAACATCGCCAGTGCTATTACATCCAAGGCTGATGTTGCTTCCCCTACTTTTACTGGTACAGTGACGCTTCCTACGGGTGGTGTTGTGTACGATGACGGGACTTACTAATCATGGCAATTCCATCAGCAGTCTATACCTCTGCTTGGGCTACTTACTCACCAGCTCAGAAGATCGCTGCTTTTAATGCAGCAGGCACTACAGTTGAAGAATTAGCAGGTGCTGGTGTACCTCAGTCTGATATCTCATGGATGTTGTCTAACGGTTATGCTCCTCCAGCTGCTCCAGCACCTATTCAGTCATCAACAAACAACGTTACTACACAGGTAGCAGAGCCTGTTTATCAAGAGCCTGTTTATTCAGAACCTACGTACTACGAACCTGCTCCAGCTCCTTATACACCACCTCCTGCTCCTGCCCCAACGACTTATAATCTATTAGGTCTTACCTGGGATCCAGCAGCATCGTTAGGTACTAAACAAGGTTACATTGATACCTTGCTTAGTCAAGGTAAAACACCAACACAGATTCGTAGTGCTATCTCAGCTATTGCACCTAATACAACACCTCAAGAGTTTTCTTTGTTAGGTGTATCGCCTTTGATGACTGATCAGGCGATTATGAATAGCTACATGGTTCCTCAGAATACGTTAGATTCTGTTGTCAACAACCTTGTTAATAACTTAAATACTAGCGGACAAACCATTGCTCAAACAGCTAAGACTTATGGTTTAACTGCTGAGGATTTGTCAGGCCTTACTGGTTTACCTGTCTCACAGGTTAATCAATTCTTCTTAAATGCTGGTTTACCACAAGGCACGCTACTTACTGGATCACTAAGCCCTACAACAGGTACTAATCAAAACATTGTTCAGTTAGGTACTGGTGAAGATAGGGTTATTGAAAAAGCTATTGGTGTTCAAGGCGATAAGATTGTTGTTCAGCAGTACGATGCCTATGGTCAACCTATGGGTACTCGTCTTGCTAGTCCAAATACACCAGAAGGGCAAGGATGGTTACAGGCTCTAGGTATTGTTGGTGGTGCTTTATTAGGTAGTAGTTTATTAGGTGGAGAGGCAGCAGCCACTGGAGGTGCTACTACTACTGGTGGTGCAACAGCCACTGGTGGTACAGCATTAGGAGGCGCTGAAGGTGGTTTGCTTAGTGGTGCTGGTGGCACTACAGCAGCTACTGGAGGTACTACAGCCGCTACTGGAGGCACTACAGCTGCTCCTGGAAGCGCTCTTGCTGGTACAAATCAGCTTATCGTTTCTTCTACTGCATTACCTACAACGACTACAGGAACTACATTAGGGGCTCTTGGTGGTGGTTTATTGACAGGTGCAGCTGTAACTGGGGGTGGTGGTACAACTACGACAACAACTTCAACACCGACTTCTGTAGCTGGTAAAACATTACCATCAGATTGGAATAACTATACACCACAACAAAAGATAAGTTGGTACAACACAAACGGTATTACTCCTGCTGATTTAACTGCTGCTGGTGTTGATCAAGCAACATTAGATTGGATGAGCGCTAATGGCTACACAGGCACAGCAACAACACCTGTAGTTGGTACAACTCCAACAACAGGCACTACAGCAGGAACAACAACTGGTGGTCTGCTGAGTAGTATTACTCCTTCTACTATTAGTTCTTTATTGACAGGAGTTGTTGGTGGCTTAACAAATACAAGTGCTCAGAATGTCTTAGGTGGTTTGATTAGTTCTGGTGCTAATTTAGCTATGGTTCAGGATGCTGCTGATAAATTACGTCAGCAAGGTCAGCTAACACAAACTGAGTACACTAACTTAGCTAATCGTTTAGGTGGTCAGTACAATACACTAGCAACGACAGCATCTAACATGGTCGGTGATTTTACACCTTATGGTGTTACTGGCTCATTGTTTGGTACAACCTATAATCCAGCTACTAATACAGTTAACACAGCATTGACTGAAGATGCTAGAGCAATGTATAATCCCTTTGCTGTAGCTGCAATGCAGTCAGCACAGGCTGCGAACATGACTAACGTTGATCAGTTAAGTAGGGATTACTACAATAAACTATCAGCATTGTCAGCACCAGAGATTGAGCGTCAGCGTCTTGCTACAGAAGCTAGGTTACGTTCTCAAGGAAGATTAGGTGTAAGTGGGTCTTCTTTTGGTGGTTCTTCTCCTGAATTGTTAGCTCAAGAACAAGCCATTGCACAGCAACAGCTTCAACGTGAGTTGCAGTCCAGACAGGCTGCTTTAGGTGAGCGTGGTACGTTACTTGGACAGGGTGTCACAGCACTACAACCTATCCAGAATCTAACACAGCAACAGCTTGCTCAGGCACAGCTTAGTGGTCAGTTAGGACAGCAAGCAATGGCTGGTAACATAGCACAAACTAATGCTTATCTACAACCATCAATGGCTGGTTTAACTGCTCAAGGTAATCTTCAAAGTCTTGGTTTAGCAGGTAATCTACAAGCACAACAGGAAGCCTTAGCTGGTTTGTTGTCATCAAGACAGAATGTAGCTAATCAAGTATTAGGTACAAGTGGTACATCTAATTTGTTTGGAAACTTATTAGGTAATATACTTAATCCTAATACCGCTGGTGCTATTAATAGTGCTGGGTTTGGTACTGGGCTTGGTTATGGTAATCAAGACATCGGATTGTTTATCTAAGGATTAAAGATGGCACAGCAACAAAGTTTATTTGGTCCTAGTATCTATGATATTCAACAAGAACAGATACAACAGGATCAAGCTAATGCGTTAGCACAAGCTAGGTTAACACCTTACCAAAGTATCAGAGCTGGTATGGGTATGGCTGGTACACAGGCTGGTAGAGCTATTGGTGGGTTGTTCGGTGTAGAAGACCCCAGGCTGAAGGAAGCCTCTGCAAGACAGGAATTAAAGAATAGTATCAGTGCTCAGTGGGATGGACAAGACCCTGTAGAAGCTTACAGGATCATGGCTAGAGAGGCTACTCGTTTAGGACTAACACAAGAGGCTATAGCGGCTGCTGCACAGGTTAAGGCTGCTGAAGAGTCTAAGACGATGGGTGAGCTTAAGCGTGGTTTGTTAGAGGCTCAAACAGGTCAAGCAGTTGCAAGAGGTAAACAAGCAGAGGCTCAAGCATTAGTTGCTGGTAAACCTAAACCTTCTGACTTAGGTGCGTTACAGGCTGAGAGAAGTGCTCTACGTACTCGTATGCAAAACTCTACGAGTGAGTTAGAGAAAGTAGAGTTACAACAGCAGATTAATGAGATTGACGCTGCAATTGCAATGAAGACCACAAGAGAGGCTAAAGAAAAAACACCTCCTTCAGTAGGCGCAGAAGCAGAGCGTAAAGCTCAATCAATGTTTGGTAAACCTTTTGGTGATTTAACACAAAAGGAAAAAGAGCAAGTTGATAGGGCTGTTGAAGAGTCGTCTAGGGGTAGACAATCTATTAACATTGACATTAAGCAAGGCCAAGGCATAAACGCAGCTAAGGTAAAACGTCTTGATGAACTTGAACAAGCTGCTGTTAATGCAGATTCATCTATTTCTAATGTAGGCGCTTTAAGTTCTGTGTTAGGTAATGCATTTACAGGTGTTGGTTCAGGTGCTGTATTAAAAGCAGGTCAAATTGCTAATGCTTTTGGTATACAAGTTACAGGGACTTCAGAGACAGAACAACTTAATCAATTACTAGCTAAGTTAGCTCAAGGACAAGCACGAACACTTCCTGGTTCTTTATCTGAGAAAGAATTAATGTTCTTAAGAGAAGCTATTGGAACTGGTGGAATGACAAGACAGACGCTACAAGCTATGTTAAATCGTATGCGTGTAGATGCTATTGCTGATAAAGAAGCTTACAAAGATGCTTTTGCTTTCCAACGTAGTGGTGGTAATTTGAATGATTACGATTTCGCCACTAAACGAACAGATGCTAGGAGAAAAGCACAACGTATAAATGATTTGTTAGATAAAGCTACTCCTGAACAGCGTAGACAACTAGGATACTAACATG